CACCAGGTCTGTCCATATTTACATCGGGAAAAACTTGAGAAGAAAATTAAAAAATGAACCTGAATGGTGCATTGTAAACTTAAATAACAAGCTAATGATGCTACAATTCCCAGAGAAGAGGCCAATGGGTATGAGCGCCCATAAAATTACAAAAGGGGGACTGAGCATAGCACGTGAGCAGGCAAGGAATCTTGATCTCTATGAAGTAATTAACGTATAACTAATAAATAACTATTTGCGGCCCGGGGTTACTCTCTGGCCCCGGGCCTAACAAGGAAAACTAAAATGCCAAATAAATATAGACCAACAAGTTCATATATAAGTGATGATCCAGAAAAAAGAGAAAGTCAGTTAGCTAATTTAGTTAAGAATAGATTAAAGAGAGCTAAGAAACCAGCCGTAAGCCCTCCCAAAATAACTGATCCAGAATACAAAACTGATATAATCAAATTCGCTGAGGAGCAATTCTATATTCCCGAGACTAAGAAACCTATCGTTTTAGAGGAGTGGCAAAAGAAGGAGATCCTTGAGCCGTTATTCTATGGAGACCGGGAGCAAACTATGGCTTTGATAGGTCAGACTAAGAAGTCCGGTAAATCCACCCTGGCGGCTTTAATTGCTATGTGGTTTTTATTCTGCGGTGAGGATCACTCGGAAATTTACCTTGCGGCCCGAGATAAAGACCAGGCGAGTTGGATCGTCTTTTCAAAGCTGGTAAAGGCGATTGAAATGAATAAATATGCCCTGATTCAATGCAAAATTACTAAAGATTCAATTGGAATCCCACATAGAGGAAGCGTTTTAAGGTGTTTGCCTACTGATGTATCCTGCGCCGGGTTAAATCCTAACCTGGTTGTTTTTGATGAGCTTTGGAGTTATGAATATGAATCAATGAGAAGATTCTTTGAGGAAATGACTACTGTGCCAACAAGAGTAAATCCCTTGACTTTGGTTGTTACCTATGCCGGTTATGATGATGAGAGCTTACTTTATCAGCTTTACAAAAAAGGTATGAACCTGGAGAAAGATCCGGATCCTACTTTCTTTTTTCATTGGGAAGGTGAAAATGAAATCCCGATCAACCGGATGCCCTGGCAAACTGAGAAATATTTAAAGCAACAGGAAGGTAGATTAAGGCATAATACCTTTTTAAGATTACATAAAAATCAGTGGGTAAGTGATGTTACAGAATTTATTGACATCGATAAGTATGATCAGTGCGTTAATGAAAAGCTGATTCCTATTTTACCTGATAGAAATAGAAATATTAACATTTGGGTGGGAGTTGACGCTTCAGTAAAAGGGGATTCAACCGCGGTGGTAGCAGTTACCAGACAAGGGAGTAAAGTTGTATTAGCAAATTACAAAAAGTGGCAGCCCAGTAAGAAAAATCCGATTGATTTAGAGGAAACGGTTGAGAAATATTTGCTTGATTTAGACCAAGCATTTAATCTTCAACTTGTTTATTATGATCCCTACCAGTTACATCGTTCAGCAGTGACTTTAAGAAAAAAAGGCCTTCCATTGCTTGAATTACCTCAAACGGTTGGAAATACGATTGATTTTAGCCAAAATTTATATGATCTGATTAAATTTAACAACCTGGAGGTTTACCCCTCCCAGGAATTGAGACGCCAGGTTAAGAGCTGCAAGTCAAAGGAAATGGAGAGAGGTTATAGGATTATAAAATCTAAACATTCAGAGAAAATTGACTTAGCGATAGCTTTAAGCATGGCTTGTTTAGCTGCGGTAAAGACTTTTAGCCAGGAACAGGAAGAAGAAAAAGGAATTTGGCATAATGAAGGCCCCGGGGGCCTGTGGTATGAATCTCTTGAGAAATCTAAACCTTTTAATTTTCCTCACCTGGTAAAGCCCGGTGATCCTGATTTTTAAACAAAGCCTTGACATTTTAGAAAAAAGGACTATTATAAATATTATAGAAAGGAGAGAAACCAATGAAAAAAAATAATTATCTTTCTGGTACTGATATTGCAAAAATTCTTGAGGTATCACCACAAGCGATTAATAGCTGGCTAAGAAAAGGGGAAATAAAATATGTTTCAATCGGCCATTTGCGAAAGGTCCGAGCTGTAGATTTATTGGAATATCTCAAAAACTTAGGGAATTCTTCAGAAGCCATGGCTGGTTTCAAAAAAGACATTGAGAATTACCTCAAGGATAAAGCTGAGATAGAACAATATCTAAACGGAGCAAAAGACAAAGCAGAGTGGTGATTAGCAGTGAATGAGAAATTTAGGCATAGAGAAGCCTTTGAATATTTTCTTTCTCTTGGTGGTGGAGCATCTGCAAAAAACTGCACAAAAGTTGCACAAAAGTTTCAGATAAGCGAAAGAACTTTTTGGAATTGGTATAAAAAATATAACTGGAGAGAGAGAGTTGAACAACGGGATATTGAAAATGCTAAAAAGTTGGAAAAGAAAGTTGATAAAGCCATAGTAAATTCTAAAGCTGATTACAGGGCTTTGATTAAAAAAGTTGTCAAGGCATTTGAGGATAAGCTCAAAGCAGGGAAAATAAGAATATCAAAACCTGAAGATTTGAATGTAATGGCGAAACTTGATTTATTAATGATGGGCGAATCTACTGAAAAACAAGATACAAACATATATGTAACTATTGAAAAGGACAAAGAATAATGTCAGGTATTTATGTTATTATCAATAAAATCAATGGGCATAGATACATTGGTTCATCTATAAATATAAAGGAACGGTGGAGATTGCATATTGTTAGATTGCGAAACAGTAATCATCATAGCCCGTATCTTCAGCACGCATGGGATAAATATGGAGAAAAAAGTTTTGATTTTGTTATTTTAATTAAGTGCGACCCTAAATATCTTTTAAGAAACGAACAATATTATTTAGATAAGTTGTCCCCTGAATATAATATTTGTCCAACCGCTGGAAACAGCTTGGGTGTAATTCGTAGTAATGAATATAGGCGAAAACAAAGTATATCACAAAAAGACAAGATAATATCAGAAGAAACACGCAGAAAAATATCAATTGGAATGAGAGGGAAGCGGAATAGTCATTGGGGCATACTGTTTCAGAAGAAACGAGGAAGAAAATAAGCAAGAAGAACAAAGGCCATAAACATACAAAAGAAGCAAAATTGAAGATAGGTAAGGCGAGCATGGGAAATCAATATGCTTTGGGGCGTATCCAATCTAAAGAGGAACATCAAATGAGAAGCAGAAGCCAACAAAAGAGATGGCAAAGAGAAAGAGACAGAATCGGGGGAATCAGCAATGGATTATAATATTAAAATCAATGAGGGCATGTTTAACTCTATTTATATCCCTTATCTTGATGACCAGACCAAAACCCAGATTTTTTTTGGTGGCAGTTCATCTGGAAAATCTGTATTTCTCGCTCAAAGATGTGTTTATGATATTTTAAAAGGTAATAGAAATTATCTAATTATTCGTAATGTCAGTAGGACAATTCGCACGTCAGTTTTTAACGAAATAAAAAAAGTTATAAACACATGGGAAGTCAATAAATTATTTAAAATAAACCATACAGAAATGGAATTTACTTGCGCTAATGGTTACCAAATAATTAGTAAAGGACTCGACAATGTTGAAAAAATAAAGTCTTTAATCCCACAGAAAGGTGTAATTACTGATATTCTCATTGAAGAGGCGACAGAAATAAATGAGGAAGATTATAAACAACTTACGAAGCGGCTTAGAGGAAAATCGAAGGTCTTGAAGCGTATCACATTTACGTTTAATCCTATTATGCGAACTCATTGGATATTCAAGCGCTATTTTACTAACTGGCCAGAGGGCTTTTTTGAGTACCACGATGATAAATTATCCATCCTAAAAACAACCTACAAAGATAACAAATTCCTTGAGCAAGACGATATAGATGAGCTTGAAGGGGAGGTTGACGAATATTATTATGATGTGTATACCCTGGGGAATTGGGGGATATTGGGAGATCTGATCTTTACTAACTGGAAGATTGAAGATCTCTCTCAAATTAAAAATACATTTGGGACTTATTACAATGGCCTTGATTTCGGCTATGCAGCGAACCCAACCGCAGCGGGCAGGCAGGCGATCCGGGAGAAGAAACTGTATATCCTTGATGAGCTGATATATGAGCGTGGATTGACTAATGATGTTATAGCGTCGAAGTTG